AAGATTTACAGACGACTAGTGGAACTGTTTTGAAAAATAGTCGTTATAAACCTCTTAATGAACAAGACCATGTTTGGACTGGTATTTGTACACGAGGAGAAATTGGTATCAAGTACGATGAAGTGATTACCACTAGTAGGGCTAAATTTAAAGTCCCACATTGTTTCACCAGTTCAACTCGTAAAACAGGTCATGTTGATTTTACTAAGTTCTTAAATCCTGATGGTAGTGCATTAGGTGGAAATATAAGTTCTCAACATGAGTCTGATGCTGGTTATGGTATACACGACTCTGGAAATATCTACGAGTAAATTATGCCTAAGTATATTCCTGAATCAGTTAAATTGGAGGCTATGCAATTATTTATTGCAGGTAACCTCACAGCTAAAGAGATAGCTGAATATGTGTCCAAAGATGGAGTGGTCGTAAGACCACCAACTATCTATGCGTGGGCAAAGAAGGAACAATGGGCAGAACAAAAATCTGTGGCAATTGCAGATAAAAAACAAGAAATTGTTGAGACTGAAGCACAAAGATTTGCTAGATTGCAAGAGGAACAGTTAGATAGTTATACGCAAATATCTAATAAGGCTACACGAGAGATGTCAGAGACACATTTTGATAGAGCCTTGGATGCTGCGAGGGCTATTGATATAGGTATTAAAGGTCAAAGAGAAGTATTATCAGGAATGATAAACCTCCAATTTGTACAGGATGTTTTAAGTATTCTTGTAGAAGAGGTTCAAGACCAAGAACTTTTGCAAAAGATTGCTGTGAAATTAAAGACTCTTGTACAAAATTCGGAGGAAACAAAATAAGTGGCTAAAGATGTAGTATCAATAGATAGCGCATTTAATATGCTATCTGACGGTTTATTAAAGCAAAAGAAGTATGACGTTGGTTCGTTTCGTGAGTTCATAGAAAACATTTGGGCTTTATCATACGACAACCCGGATTACTTTAAAGCATGGCATGTATCCGCTTTAGCCGAAGATGTAGAAGAGTGCATTGAAAATAATTTAAATTATGTTTGTGTTCTTCCTAGAGGACATTTTAAATCCACAATTTTAGGTCACGCCTTTAGTGTGTGGAGACTTCTAACAGCACCTAGGGATATGTCAGTTCTGTACCTATCTTATAGTGATGGAATGGCTAGATACCATATTGCTGAGATAAATAAAACAATTGGTAGAAATCCTATTATTCCCGAAATGCTAATTAATAGGAATCCTAAAGCAGACTTCTCAGCTAGATTCTTTAAAAACAATCAACCTATGGAAGTAATGCATGGTGGGTTGTTTTCTTTCAAAAGAGGTATGCATGTTAATGGTGCTTTGATTGCGGATGACGTACTACGTGACCCTGAGAATCCATTGAACATGGGACAGATTACTAAAGTAGAAGACCACTTTATGACTGAATCGATGTTCATACCTTTAAAAGAAGCCCCTGTTATTGTCGTAGGAACTCCTATGATGCCCGGAGATTTGTTAGCGAAGCTTCAAGAAGACTCTCGATTCAAGTCTAGAGTTCTTCCCGCACTAGACCCAGTTCCGGGACGTAGAGTATTAGCCCCCGAAATAATGGATGAGAAATATTTATTAGCACAACAGAAAGCACGACCTAAATCGTTTGCTTCTGAGTTTATGTTAGTCCCACATTTTTCAACTGAATCATATTTTGAAGAAGATGATATTACTAAATGTGAAGATGAGACTTTAAGGTCTTCTCCAGCTACTAAGGAATTTAAAGATTGGGAAGGAGGCGACCAATTTTTTGGTGGCTTCGATGTGGGTAAAAAAAGACACCCATCCCATCTAGTAATCTTTAGAAAACGAGGTGAGAAGATTGAGCAAGTTCATCATTCCTTTTTAGATGGTTGGAGTTATTCTGACCAAATCGAATATTTAAATGAAGTAGCTGATAATTTTAGGTTGACTAGTGGCTACATAGATAACACTCGTGGGGAACTTGAGGACAGGGGATTGGACACTCGATGGAGGCCAATGCATTTCACATTGAAAGCAAAAAATACTATGGCTGGAGTGTTTGAAAATTTTGTTCATTCGGGTATCATAAAATTAATCAAGGATGAAAGACAGAAGCAACAGATTCTTTCTGTTAGCAATGAATTGAAAGCACCCGATACTCCCATGGGACATGGAGATGCTTTTTTCTCAATTGCTATGGCCTTGCAGGCGGTCCATGATACGGCTTATAAGTTCGTTGATTTGGGTAGCGCGGCTGATTGGCTTGGAGCCGTCAGTCCCGGTGAAACGCCTGAAAGTAGAAAAGAGATGCTTGACGATAAGGTTGGAAAAGAATACAATGATAAGTCCAATAAAGTGGCGAACCCATTACAAATGGAACCTGTCAATGTGTTAGAAATCGCGGAGTCTGCACCAAACCCACAATGTGCGGAAGCAGTATGTAACCCATCTTTTTGGGTGAAAGAGCGGGGTCTTTGCCTCTATTGTGGACATAGACAATAATTTTTTAAGATGGAGGTAACAACCTTAAATGACAACAATAAACTATCAACCAGTACAACTTTCCGAACAATCTAAAACCATTTTAGAACATAGGTATTTTCTTAAAGATGATGATAGTAATATTATTGAAACCCCCGAAGAATTGTTCGAGAGAGTTGCTAAAGGAGTAGCATCGATTGAAACCCTTTATGGAACACTTCCAGTAGAATCCGAACTATCTGCGAATGATTTTTATGACATTATGACGAACTTTGAGTTCGTACCTAACTCCCCTACTCTAATGAATGCTGGAACCAAACAAGGAACTCTAAGTGCTTGTTTTGTTTTGCCTCTAGAAGATTCTATGGAAGGAATAATGAAAGCTGCTACTGATAGTGCTATGGTACAAAAATTTGGTGGTGGCACAGGTTTCGCCCTATCAAAATTACGACCTAGAGGAGATTCTATAAAATCAACTCATGGAATTGCATGTGGCCCAATCGAAGTCTTGAAGACTCTTTCTAGGGTTTCTTCAATGATTACCCAAGGAGGAAAAAGAGATGGTGCGAATATGGCCATTATGTCTGTCTATCATCCTGATATCCTTGACTTTATTGGTTGTAAAGCTGTTGAAGGAGATATTCACAACTTTAACATTTCGGTTGGTGTAGATAGACATTTCATGGAATGTGTTAAACATAACCTTGATTATGATTTAGTTAATCCAAAAGACCTAACTATTGTTGGCAAGCAAAATGCACGAGAACTATTTAAGAAAATAGTTGAGGGTGCGTGGAAAAATGGAGAACCGGGAATGGTTTTCCTAGATACAATTAATAAAGACAACCATGTCATTCAAGAATATGGTGAGATGATTGCTACTAATCCTTGTGGTGAACAACCTTTGTTGCCAAATGAATCTTGCAACTTAGGTTCTATTAATCTTGCAAAGTTCTATAAGCCTTATAAAGATTTTACTGATGAGGAATTAGCAGAAGAAGGAAACCTCAATTGGAATGATAAAATTAATTGGGCTAGGTTAAAAGAAGTAACTAAAATTTCTGTTCGCTTTTTAGATGATGTTATTGATGCTAATTACTATGCAACTCCTGAAATAGAAGAGATGACTAAGGCAACTCGTAAGATTGGTCTTGGTATTATGGGTTTTGCTGATTTACTTATCCAATTAAAAATTCCTTATGCTTCTGAAGAGGCTAGGGAAATTGGTTCTAAAATTATGGGATTAGTTCGTGAGTGGGCTGATGATGCATCTATTAGTCTTGGAGAAAGTAGGGGAACTTTCCCGGCATGGGAACAGAGTACCTACAATAAGGAAACTGAACAGTTTAGAAATAATTGTCGTTTAACGGTGGCTCCAACAGGAACTATTTCAATGATAGCGGATACTTCTAGTGGTATTGAACCGACTTTCGCATTGGCGTGGAAGAAGCAAAATATCCTAGAAGGGAAAACATTAAACTATGTAAATAAGTATTTTGAAGCTGATGCTAAGAAATATGGCTTCTATTCAGAAGATTTAATGGATTACTTAGCTGAAGGTGGTACATTAGAAAGTATACCTCAAGTTCCTACTTGGGCTAAAGAAGTCTACGCAACTGCACCAGAAATTTCCCCAAAAGACCATGTATTAATGCAAGCTGCATTTCAAGCACCTTGTGATTCTGGAATATCCAAAACCATAAATTTTGCTAATACCGCAACAATACAAGATGTGGAAGACGCTTATATGTTGGCATATGAGACAGGATGTAAGGGTATAACTGTATATCGAGCGGGAAGTCGTGAGAAAGAAGTGTTAGTTAAAGGTAATAAACAAGAAGCAACTCAGCTTCAACTTAATGGTTTTGATATAGAAGAACGAACTTTGCAAGCTAATGTGGTCGCCTCTGAGGAGATTGGACATGGATATTGCTGCGATAACCCTATGGTTGTTTTTGCAGACGGATGTGAGACTTGCAAATCGTGTGGGTATAGTGCTTGTTTAATAGCATAGGTAATTGTTAAAAGTTTAGTATAATATAAAATGAGATAAGAAAAGGAGTCTAATATGCCTCTAGGAAATATCCTTTCGGGGACAGAACAACAATACGTAGCAAACAAAGATGACAAGGGAACATGGCGAATCTTAAACACTTGGCATGAGGATTTGAAACACCTTGACGCTGATGATGAAATTGGCGATGAAAGTCCGGCGGTTGTCTGTCTCTCTGAAGGACAATTTATAGCTTTAATAAAGGAAGCTGCAACGACAGGACATATACAGAATGCCAACTTTGGGGGAGGCGATACGGAAGAACTTGAAAGAGAGTATTCTGCCGAACTTGATATGAAACAACGAGAAATAGATAGCTTGAAAGATAAAATTGACACTCTTCAAGCTACCACAAGTGAAGCTGTGGAGAGTAGCTTGACTTCTGAGGAATATAAACTTAAAGAAAAAGCTATGGCTTCCATATTGAAATTAGTGTCTATGCAGGACATGACTAACCTTAGTAGGGAATAAGTATGAAATTATCTGAATACATGCCTCAAGTTCCCCAAATGCAACAGACTATGGCGGATTTAAACAAACAGATTAGTTTGTTAGACATAATGAAGTCACAGGGGGATGTTGGTAAGGCACAGACAATTGGCCTTGACCAAATAGTTAATACTTGGGTCAGACATCAGATGGCCTATCGCCAACAATTGGTGATGGATTTACAGACTATTTCAATGTCCGTAGAAGAAATTAGAGGCCCTCTTAGTCATATCACTAGTGAGGTTTTCCGCCGTGGGATGGAAATCGTCCCTAATAAGGAAAATCCTGATTCAGAACAAAAAGACAATTTACTTAATTGGTTAAAAGACTGTAACGTCTTTGACCAATCATTAGAAGAAGTTCTTAGGCAATTCCATTTTGATGTGAACGCTTTAGATGATGGATTCTTATATTTGGCTAAAGAGTATAAGGATAATGGTGATGGAACCGTTTCATCTAGGCTTCAAGAAATAAGACGTTTAAATCCAGCCCTAGTCGAGTTCGACTTAGACCAAGCTGGATTACCTAAGAATGCCCACTTTATTTGTCCTATACACAGAGAAATGATTCAAGATATAGCAGGAATCTGTGAACAAGATGAATGTAGTGTTAAGTTAATGCCTGCTATGTATAAGTATTATCACAGAAGTAAACACATGTATTTCTCTGATAAAGAGGTAATTCACTTATCTAAGTTCTCACCATCTGAAACATATGGATGGTCACCAATTTTAACAATCTTTGAAAAGGCTTTAACCTTGGTGGGGATGGATAAGAATCTATATAGATATTTCTTTGAGCGTAAGATGCCTGCAAGTATGCTTATGGTTACAACTGATGACCCGGAATCATTACGTAGAGAACGAGAACATATCGCTGCTCAGACACGGCTAGACCCTAACTACATACCAATGGTAGCTGTTTCAGCTAGGAATCAAAGAGGTCGAGTAGACCTTGTAAGGTTATTCCATAGTTTAAATGAGATGGATTATCTACCTGTAAGGGAAGAAGTTAGGGAACGTGTTGCGGCTATGTGGGGTGTTACTCCTGCATGGCAAGGAGCGCCAGAGGCTTTTGGTGGGCTGTCTACACAAACTCAACAGTTAGTTGTGATGAGTCGTGTAGTTGAGGGTGACCAAAGATTATTCCATGAGAAAGTATTCCCACAATTATTGGATGCTTTCGGTATTACAGATTACGATGTTTCTTTACCAACTCCTGAAGAAAAAGCTGAGAACACTAGATTATCTTTTGCACAGCAGAAGGTCGCCATTGTTAATCAGTTTAGTCAATTAGGATTTGATATTAAATTGAAAGAACAAGATGTTCCTTTACACGAGGCTGAGTTTATCATAAGTGGTAAACCAACACCTATGGCTCAAATGCAAGCTGAACAGATGGCTATGGGTATTCAACAGCAACAAGAACAAATGGAACAGATGAAACAACAGCAAGAACAACAACAAGCAATGCAAGAACAAATGGCGGCAGAAGGCGAAGAAATGCCTGAAGAAGGTATGATGCCAGCTGAAGGAGAAGCCATTCAAGCAATGCTTAAAGCATATAAACCACCTTCACAAAGAAAATTCAAAGGTCGAACTGGTGGTGTAACTCCTGATTGGCATGATAAATCCCCGGATGAAGAGAGGGATATTGATGAATATGCCGAAGCTAGGAGTAAGAAAAACGAATTAACCTTATCCAAATCTTGGGTGGAGTCCTTAAATGAGAAGGGCTTTACTTCTCCGATTATCAAAGAGGTGACTCCTGATATGAGTCAAATGTGGTTTAGTCAAGGTAATATAGATTATGTTGCATTTCTCTCTCCTACTGGAGTAACACATGTGGAAAAGGCGGTGTTTGCAGACCCAACTAGATACAGTAGAAACAAACAAGAGAAGCCTAAAGCTACAACACCTACTGAGATAGATATCGATGAGCAATAAAAAAGACTTTCTCAAGTCGTGGGTAACAAACCCTAGAGGGCAAGATGATTCCTATAAAAGGGAAAAGAAGAAACTCCGTAAGGAAGGGGATGGTGGTGGCGCAACATCTGGTTCTTTTGGGGATAGCGGTGGTACTGTATTCACCTCAACCAATGCCGGAGTCTTTACCCCCACTCATGGAGATAGTGGCAAAAAGCAAAAGGCCAAAAAGAAAACTGGAATCGATAAACTTGCAGACTTTATATCCGATAACTCTCCAGAGAGAAAGATGCAAAAATCAGATACTGACTTCATTGTCAGTTTGATTGATTGGGTACGATTAGAACTACGAAAAGAGGACGCTACAAAAATGGAAAAAGCATTTAGGCAAGCCGTAAGTTCTACAGCGATTAATGACCAAACTAGAAATCCTGTGGAATTTGATGCTAGCCCTGATGAACAAACAGATGTAGCACAAAAAGATATGGAACGAAAAATTAAAGCACTAGATGACAATGAAGATTCTAAAGGTGGTAAGCCTCAAAACACAGGGACTGCTTCGCAGACTGCCCCTGCGGGGCTGGACATTCGGCTACGATGGGAATCGGGTCCATCTCAAGATGACTTAGGTACTGGTGGGGATAAAGACCAAGAGCAAGGGGAAATAGAAGAATTAGAAGAAGAGACTGAAGAAACCCCATTTCAAAAGCTTCTTGGCAAAGAACTCTACGATAGGTTGGTAGACTAAGATTGAATCAAAATTCATTGTATGATAAACTATGTCCTAAATGTAAAGGAAAGATGTATCTAAATGAAGATAAGGATTTACAATGTCTTATCTGTGCTAAGATATTAGTAATGACTGTCAGGAGAGCGTATGATTCCAGAGCAGGTAAAATCAGAGATAATAAAAAGACGAGCGTTGGGAGCAACTTGGACTTCGATAGCGAAGTGGTTGCAAGACGAACACGGGGTGGACATACATCGGACAACGATTCAACGTTGGCACGACAAAGAAAATCCCTTGGAAGTAGTAGTCGAAGAGGACTCTCTTCCCGCAGATGATTTAACTACAAGAGTTAAGCTTGATAAAAAAGTTGCCACCTATAAAAGTGAGGCAGACTTTTATAAGAAGTTGTATCAAGCATCGTTAAAAGATAATGCTAAAAAAGAAATTATCGTAGATGCTATAAAAGACTACACTAAAGCTTTTCCCAAAGTAACACCACGCCAAATCAATCCTTCTTCTCTTAGTGGTTCTTCACCACAGATAATGGTTGCCCCTTTATCAGACACGCATATCGGGGAGCATGTATATAAAGAACAAATGAATGGTCTAAATGAGTATACATTTGAAATCTTTAATAAGAGATTATATGGATGGGCAAATCAAGTTCTACGACATGCAGAGTATAGACGAAAGATTGCCCCAGTAAATGAACTCGTAGTTCCAATGCTTGGCGATATGATTAGTGGAGACATCCACGAAGAATTAGCTAGAAGTAATATTGCTAATTGTATGGAACAAATGATTAGGGGTGCAAACCTAATTGCACAATCCTTAATGGTATTTGCTCCACATTTTGAGAAAGTAAGAGTTCCATGTGTTGTGGGTAATCATGGTCGAATGACTAGAAAGCCTCCAATGAAAGATAAATATATGGATTGGGATTATCTTCTCTATCAGTTTGTAGCGGCTTTTTGTAAGAATCAAGATAATATTGAATTCGATATTCCAAAGAGTTTTATCAATACCTTTAAGCTACACAATAAAAACGTACTTATTATGCATGGTGATAGTATCTCTGGTGCGGGTAGTAGCATGGCTATTACTAATGCCGTTAGTAGATTACGAGGAGTTCTTCAATACAGGAAGAGTCTACAAGATGAAATTGAGGGTGCAACAGATATTGTTGGCGAACTTGAATTCGATAGTGTAATGATTGGACACTTCCATAGAGTCGATGAAATCGACATAGGAACTGGAGAACTATTGATATGTGGTTGTATGAAAGGCCCTGACGAATTTGCTTTACAACGATTACATGCGGCAACAAAACCTAAACAAGTTGTCACTTATTGGCATCCAAAGTATGCAAATGTTGGAAAAGAGATAATTTATTTAAATAGATATGATAATTCTAAACGCATGTTTGTCGATGAAATTCCATCTACTTGGGCTGATTTAATAAAACCTTCCTTAGATTAGTATAATAATCTCAAGGGAGGGTTTCCATGGCGAGACAAGCGCGACAAGACCGTAAAGAATTAACTGAGATTTGGCAAGCCCTAGGTGATGCCACCTTAGAAGAAGCACAAAGGCATGTGCCAGTAGACACTGGTCAGCTTAAGAATTCCGCTTCGGTAACAGCCACACACAAAGGCTTTACTATTAAATACGATACGGACTATGCCGCAACTGTTCATCATGGAGAAGTTCCTGACCAC